CAGCCACGGACTCGGCAATCAGTTCTGCTACGTCTACGCTTGTCTCAACCAGTACACTAAACAACTACACAACGACTGCGGCGTTGCAGGCTAACTACTTTACCAAGGCAAGCGGCAATGCCCTTGAAGGCAAGTACACAGTCAAGGTTGACCTAAACGGTTATGTCTCTGGCTTTGGTCTGGCTTCTACGGCTAATGATGCAGGGGCAACCAGTACCTTCGCCGTTCGCTCAGATGCGTTCTACATTGCAAGCCCTAGCGGCCCGGGCATCACGCCCACGATGCCGTTTATTGTCCGGACAACACCTGTAACTATTGGCGGTGTAGATGTTCCTGTTGGTGTGTATATCACTGATGGCTACATCCAGAACGGCACAATCACAAATGCCAAGATTGCCAACCTCGCAGTAGACAGCGCCAAGATTGCTAGCATCACCGCAGATAAGATTATCGCTGGCTCAATTAATGTTGGCCAATACATTCAGTCTTCAAACTACGTCTCTGGCTCTGCTGGCTGGAAGATCGACGGTGGTGGCTCTGCGGAGTTTGGTGCTGCCTCCATCCGTGGCCAACTGGTTGCGTCTCAGATCAATTCAAATGGATTGTCCATCCGTGCGGCTGACGGCACAGTAATTTTGTCTGCGGGTTCTAGCCTTGGAGCAAGCGCTTTCTCAGGTAACGTCACGGGCACTGTGGCTGGTACTGCTGCTTCGACTGTGGTTAATACGGCTAACAACGCAGCTTCTGCAGCGTCTACGGCTCAAGGTACAGCAAACTCTGCTGTTTCTGCGGCTTCTACAGCTCAAGGTACAGCAAACTCTGCCGCTGCTGCGGCTTCCACTGCACAAGGTACAGCAAACTCTGCTGCTGCTGCGGCTTCAACCGCTCAATCCACTGCTAACTCCGCTGCCTCTGCTGCCTCGGCTGCCCAACTTGCTGCTGACGCCAAACTTGCACGTTCAGGTGCTCAGGTTCTTACGGGCCCCGTGACGCTAAACGCAGCATCTGCGATCACTGTGGGCAACCCTGCGCTCAATGGACAAGCTGGGTTTAATGGTTTCTACATCGGCAGCACTGGTATTGTCGGAACGCAGAACGGCCTAACAACTTTTGCTTTGGACAACGCGGGTAACGCTACGTTCAAGGGTAATCTAACTGGTGCGTCTGGTACGTTTGGCGGTAATCTGGCGGTGGGTAATGCCCCTGTGGCGACTAACGGGTCGATGACTGGAACAGGCGCAATCATTAATAGCGGCGGCACGTTCGCTTTGGGTAATAACACGAACAACATTTCGTTTAACGGCTCAAACATTACGCTGAACGGGGACGTTATTGCAACCGGTAACCTAAAGACAAATTCTGTTACAAATACCCTTATCGACAGTTTTAATGGTGTTAAATCCCTCTTGAACAGTCACGCTAGAACGTGGCAACCCGCTGCTAGTGTTTCAACTTATATCGCAAATACAGGTTCTACTGTGCTTATTTCCTGCACTGGGGATTCGGTTATTGGTATTGTTATGGGAAATGAGGGTGAATCTTATTTTTACTCCCCTTCTTTTAGGTTAGTTCGCAATGGCGTTGTTGTGTACCACAAACCTGCCGGGGGGCCCACTATGAATATTGCAGAGAAAGACCTACCTGTTGGTAATTACAACTACGTGTTTGAAATGCAAAATTCCAGCCACGATAGTATTTACTTTGCTGCTTACCAATTGGCGGGGGTAAACTTCCCGCTACTCAATGTCACGGAACTAAAGCGATGAAATTTACGATTTACGATTCTACGACTGGGCAGATTAGCAGTGTCAGAGATTGCCCTGACATTACACAACAAGTTTTAAACCCGCTACATAGTTATATTGAAGGTGACTACAGCGGGGTGGACTACTATATTGACAACGGAGCGCCTGTTCCTTTTCCGCCTCATGATTACATTTATGCTAATTTTGACTATGCAACCAAGACGTGGGTCGAAGACACTAGACGCCTTACACACGACGTTCTGACAAAAAGAAAAAAGCTCCTAGCGTCCTCAGACTGGACTCAACTGCCTGATGTTCCGTTGGCTACTAAAACTGCATGGGCAACCTACCGACAAGAGCTGCGTGACATCACAGCACAATCCGGTTATCCTACAGAAATCATCTGGCCAACTCCACCGCAATAAGACATAATACGCACATGGCAGAACTTGTCTTTGACCAGAAAGATCGTATTGGCGCTTGGGTTGCTGAGCGTGTCGGTCAGAACGCAGACTGGGGAAGTTTCTACGCGCTCGGTGTCATGCAGGGTGACGAGGTTCTAGCCGGAGTAGTCATAAACAACTACAATGGATCAAACGCTACATGTCATATAGCCATCGCACGGCAGACGAAGCAAATCATTCCCCTCTTCGAGCATGTGTGCAACTATGCATTTAACCACTGCCAGTTAAAAAGACTCACTGGTATGGTGCCCACAAATGAACCACATATCATAGAATTCGATAAGCATCTTGGGTTTGAAGAAGAGTTTGTAATGAAAGACGGCGCTCCCGGCGCTGATATGCAGATTTTGGTAATGCGGCCTGACACATGTCGTTGGCTGCGCAAGGAGTAAATATGGGCGGAAAATCAGCAGCACCACCAGACTATTCGGCGATGGCCGCTGCCACGGAACGTGGTATTGCTACTGCAGAGCGTCTTGGCAATCGTCAAATGGACTTTGCACAGCGTCAGTACGAGGAAATGAAACCTCTGGCTGAACGAGTTGCTGCCCAGCAATGGCTGCTCAAGAACAGCAGATGAAGCAGGCGCAGGACTATTACGACTACCAACAGAAAACATTCCGACCGTTGGAGCAAGGTCTTGTTGCGCAAGTACAACAGTACAACACCGAAGGTAACAGAGCCCAGCTTGCCGCTCAGGCTTCTGCTGATGCAGCTAACGCATTCCAATCTGCTCAAGGTGTAAGCAATCGTGAGATGGCTCGCCGTGGTATCAATGCCTCGTCTGGTGCTGCTCTGATGATGAGAAACCAGAACGCTCTAGGTCTTGCAGGTATGACTGCCGGTGCAGCTACCAATGCTCGTCGCCAAGCTGAACAAACCGGTTTCGCTCGCAGCATGGACGTCACTGGCTTAGGTCGTGGTCTTGCAGGCGCTTCGCTCGGTGCATATCAAGGTGCAAACGCTTCTGGCGCTGCGGGTCTTGGATCAGCAATGTCTGCTGGTAATCAGTACGGTTCTGCATTTGGTCAAGGTGCCGGTTACATGATGGGCGGTGCTCAGATGGGAATTCAAGGGCAAGGTCAAATTCTCGGCTCTCAAACAAGTGCGTACAACACTGGCGTTAATGCTCAAGGCCAGATTCTTGGCACATTGGCAGGTGCCGGCCTTACAGCTGCGTTCCGCTCTGACCGCCGTCTCAAAGAAAATATTGAAGTGGTTGGTCGCGACGAGCGCACCATGTTGCCGCTGTATAAGTTTGAATATATTGGCGGTACTGGCCAACGCTTCTTAGGCGTGATGGCCGATGATGTTGAGAAACGCTACCCAGAGATGGTCTTCACAATGCCTGACGGCTACAAAGCAGTTAATTACGCCGGTCTCGGCATTGAGATGTTGGAGGTTTAATCATGGGGTTTGCAGCAGGATTTCAAGTAGGCGCGCAAGCTGTTGAGCGTGGCCTCAAGATGCGTGATGAAGAACAGTTAAAGAAGCAACTAGCGGAAGCGTATAAAGCTCCCACGTCTGGCCTAAGCTATACGTCCGAGCAGATGGATGAGATGCGTCGCAAACAAGGTTTGGGAATCTATGACATTGAAGCTGTTCCCGGTGCTGAAGGACAAGCTCCTACACTTCGCTACACACCTAAACAAGGACTTGATCTACAAGGTGATGTACCTGCAGGGCCCACTGACTTTGCTCCCCAACAAGTTCAAATGTATGGCGGTCGTAGTGTCGCTGGGCAGTTTGATCCTGTCATGCTACAAGGTTTACAGGCTCGTCGAGCTGCTGAAGCTGTTGGTGCTAGTGGTGACTTCCGCGGTGCTGCGGCCCTGCAACAACAGGCTAGTGATTTAGAGTACCAAGCAAAGGTTCGCCCTTTGCAGCTTGAACAGCTAAGACAACAAGGGCTGTTGACTGGTCTCAACCTTACCGCAGCGCAGAAAGCCCAAGCAAAATCCGATAGTTTTGATACTGCGTTTGAAGACATTAATAAAACAGAATACGAAACGCCTGAAGCCAAAGATGCTGCTGTTCTATCTGCTGTGGCCCGATTCAAAGGCCCTGAAGCTGCTGCTGCCCTCCAAGCAAACTACAGTACTAATGAGCGCAATAAAATTTTGACTGAAGGCGCTAAGTTTGACCAAACTATTAGACAAGCGCGTCTTAAAGGCCCAGCCGCTGCGCTTAAAGCCATTGATGAGCTAAACGATAGTTTCACACTGGAAATCGACGGCTTTAAAGTAACGCAAGTTAACAAGGATGGCACGCGAGTTCCTTTCCTAGAAGCGAAGTCTGCTGATGAATTTGCTCTTAGTGTTGACGCTCGAATCAAAGAAGGCGGCGCATTTGAGTTGGCCAAGTTTCGCCAAGACGAAGAATCCAAAAAAGCTTTGAACGCTTACTATGCAGCTAAAACCAGAGAAGCCGGGGCTGCCAGTAGCGCAGCTGCTAACCAGTTGTCTGGTGTACAAATCGGCTACTCACGAGACGACAAGGGAAATCCTATTCAAGTGATGAG